GTGGCAAGACCATGCAAAGCAAGATGGCTACCAAGGGCGGCAAGCGCGGCGGCAAAGGCTAATGGCTAACGGAACCACAGGCTCTAAAAAGCGCAGTCTAGCGAAAGAGCTTGCTAGAGGTTATGCAGGCATTCCTAAAGAAGCTGCAAAAACCGCAAAGCGTTACGCTAAAAACACCAAGCAAATGGTAAAAGATTTGCCATCAATGGTTGTTAATGATCCGTATGTAAAAAACGCAGTAATGATTGCCAAAGATCCGTTTAACTTAGGCGATAAGGCCAAGGTTCCAAGCAAAATGGGCGGCGGTAGAGGCAAATCTAAAGCGTCTAGAAATATGGCTAGTGGCCGCAAGGTCACGATTGCTAGAGGTTGTGGCGCTGCTAGACCTCAAAAATTTGGGAAAAACGGATAATGGCTGTTGAGCGTCCATTAGAAACTCCAATGTCTCCCATGATGGAAGGGGAGGCTTTAGAGATTGAAATAGTAGACCCTGAGTCTGTTTCTATTTCTTCTGGAGATGAAATTTTTTTTGAGTTTGATGCTGATGAGTTTCAAGGCGAAGTCCCTCACGACGCAAACTTAGCGGAGTTTATTGAAGACGATGTTCTTGATGGAATAGCGTCTGATCTGATTGGTGCTTTTAAGGCAGACAAAGAGAGTCGTTCTGATTGGGAACGTTCTTACATAGAGGGATTAGATCTTCTTGGCCTGAAGCATGAAGAAAGATCCACCCCTTGGGATGGCGCTTGTGGTGTTTTTCACCCGCTTCTTACTGAGTCAGTAATTCGTTTTCAGTCTCAAGCAATACAAGAGCTATTTCCCGCGAGAGGGCCAGTAAAGACAACCATCGTTGGCAAGATGGACTCTGAGAAAGAGAAGCAAGCCAACAGAGTACAGGACTACTTGAACTACTTGGTCACAGAAAAGATGACTGAGTACAGGTCAGAAACGGAAAAGATGTTGTTTTCTTTGCCTCTGGCTGGATCTGCTTTTAGAAAGATTTACTTTGATACGAACATGAATCGCCCTTGCAGCATGTTTGTTCCCGCTGAAGACTTTGTTGTGAGCTATGGCGCTTCTGATCTTATGACTTGTGAACGCGCAACTCACATAATGAAGCGCACTGGTAATGAAATAAGAAAGTCTCAAGTTTCTGGGTTTTATGCTGACGTTGATTTGCCCTCTCCCTCATCAAGCAGTGACTCCGATAGGGTTCTAGATAAATACAATGAGCTTACTGGCGATAGCCCAAGCTATGAAAATGACAGCAGGCACACCATTTTAGAGATGATGGTTGATCTAGACCTTGAAGGGTTTGAGGATACTGACAAGGGTGAGCCTACAGGCATTCAATTGCCGTATGTCGTAAGCATTGAATTGTCTTCTAGAACGATTTTGGCTATCCGAAGGAACTACTACGAGAACGATCCTGACAAATTAAAGCGTCAGCACTACGTTCACTACCAGTATATGCCCGGATTAGGCTTCTATGGGTTCGGATTGATCCACATGATTGGCGGTTTAGCCAAGTCAGCGACATCAATACTACGCCAGTTGGTAGATGCAGGCACCTTAGCCAACCTTCCGGGCGGTCTGAAGTCTAGAGGGCTGCGAATTAAGGGCGATGACACGCCAATTATGCCGGGAGAGTTCCGTGATGTGGACGTTCCGGGCGGCACAATCCAAGATAACATCCGATTTTTGCCCTACAAAGAGCCAAGTACGGTTTTGTACCAGCTTATGGGCGATATTGTAGAGGAAGGACGCCGTTTTGCCTCTGCTGGGGACGTAAAAGCGGCTGATATGAACGCTGAAGCGCCTGTTGGCACTACTTTGGCTATTATGGAACGCTCTATGAAGGTAATGAGCGCGGTTCAAGCCCGTTTACATGCCTCTATGCGCGTTGAATTGCGTCTTTTGTCCGATATTGTGCGAGATTTTGGCCCTCAAGAGTACCCATACACTGAAGATGGGCGGGATTTGACCCGTGAGGACTTTGATGACCGTGTTGACATCATTCCTGTTAGTGATCCTAACGCTGGAACGATGGCGCAACGCATTATGCAGTACCAAGCAGCACTACAATTGGCTGCTCAAGCTCCAGATATGTACGATTTGCCTTTGTTACACCGACAAATGCTTGAAATCATTAATATCCGTGATGCAGATAAGATTGTTCCGCTTGAAGACGAAATGACCCCAGTTGATCCTGTTTCTGAGAACATGAACATCATTAACGGAGAGCCTGTTAAGGCATTTATCTACCAAGACCATGAAGCCCACATACTGGCTCATAAATCTCTTGTAGAAGATCCTAAGATTATGGAGATCATGTCTAAGAGTCCGAATGCTAAACAAGCAGGAGCGGCTCTTGCGTCCCATATACAGGAACACTTGGCGTTCCAATACAGGATGGAGATTGAAAAGCAGCTTGGTGTGCAATTGCCTCCTCCAAGCGAGCCATTGCCTGAAGATATTGAATATCGTATATCTCAACTGGTAGCTCCAGCGGCAGAACAGCTTAAAGGAAAGAATCAACAGCAAGCACAAGCTCAACAAGCGCAGCAGCAGGCACAAGATCCAGTAATACAGATGCAACAAAAAGAGTTGCAAATTAAAGAGATGGAAGCGCAAACTAAGGCTCAGTCCGAAATGGCTAAGATACAGTTGGATATGCAGAAGGCTGTTCAACGATCTCAGCTAGATCAGGCGAAGCTAAGTCTTCAAGAGCGTACCGAAGAAGCCAAGCTTGCCTTGAGGATTGCTGAAGACAAAGAAAGAAACGAGTTGGAAGCCCGAAGAATAAGCTCTAAAGAGCAAATAGAGGGCTTAAAGATTGGAAAGGATATAGCGGAAGACCTATTGGATGGATAAATTTTCTCCAACAAACTCTTTTGATTTCCTAAGACAGTCTTTTCGCAACCAGATGAATGAGTACAGTGACCACATAGCAGGTGGTGGCTGTAAAGATTTTAGTGAATACACAAAATGCTGCGGGATAATTGAAGGATTGGCCCTAGCAGAACGTGAACTTCTAGACTTGAAGAATAGGATAGAAGAAAACTGATTCTCCGCATAAGCGGTGCAAGCGACTCTGGACGCTTTTTTCCAGTGCAAAGGACAACTAATGAGCGAATCATTAGCAATAAACGATGACGAAAGCTCGCAAGAAGATGAGCAGTCACGCAAAGCAAAGCAACTGCCCCAGCCAAGGGGCTATAAGATACTTATTGCTTTACCAGAACCCGAAGAAAAAACAGCGGGTGGCATACTCAAAGCCACCGAAACGCTGCACAACGAAGAAATAGGATCAATCGTAGGTATGGTTTTGGCTCTAGGGCCAGATGCGTACAGCGACAAACAGCGGTTTCCGTCTGGGCCGTCCTGTAAGGAAGGTGATTTTATTCTTATGCGGTCTTATTCTGGAACCAGATTTAAGGTTCACGATAAAGAGTTCCGCTTGATTAACGACGATAGCGTTGAAGCTGTTGTGGAAGATCCACGGGGGATTGTTAAGGTATGAGTGAAGTTCAAGAAGATTTTCAAGAAACCTCGTCTGAGGATAAGTTCTTTGGTGTTAAACACACTATAGGAACCCCTATTGATGAGCCTACTACATCTGAGCCTGATGATTTTGAGTTGGAGATTGTTGATGATCGTCCAGAAGAAGATCGTCGCCCTCCCAAGGTAGAGGCCACATCAGAAGAGTCTGATGACGAGGAACTTTCTGGTTATAGCGAAAGAGTCCAGAAAAGAATAAACAAACTTCGCTACGAGCAAAACGAAGAGCGTAGGCAGCGAGAAGCTGCTGAAAAGCTGCGAGAAGAAGCAGTCGTTGTTGCTCAGACCCTCGCTGCTAAAAACAAAGAGTATGAATCTCTTATTAGCCGTGGCGAGTCTGCTTTAGTTGGGCAGATAAAACAAAAAGCTCAAATCGCTTTAGAGTCTGCAAAAACCTCATATAAGAAAGCTTATGAGGAAGGCGATAGCGAAAGTGTTGTTTCGGCCAATGAGCGTCTAATGATGGCTCAAGCCGAGTTGAGAGAAGCTGAGAAATACGAATCAAGCATTGCTCAACAGGCTCAACAGGCTCAAATTAGAGAGCAGCAGCATCAACAACAACCTCAACAATATCAGCAACCAGCGCAACAGTATCAACAACAGCCTGTAGCGCAGCCAGAGCCTGAAGCTCAGAGATGGGCTGCTGATAATCCTTGGTTTATGAAAGACGGTTATGAAGAAATGACCAGCCTTGCATACGGAACACACACCGCCCTTGTGAGGCGCGGGATTGCTCCTAACAGCAAGGA